CATTGAATGCTCGGAAGAGCGTATCAATGCTGCCTTTGACAAGTACATTCAGTGTGAGAAAGATATTCGCAAGAATGACGGTCTCCTTACTGAGACTTCGAAAGAAGCCTTCTCAAGGATTTCTGGTCTTCTGTTTGCGGATATGTTCTCCAAAGTGGATCTTGCGATCTACCGAGGTGAGCATCTCCCCAAACACGGTTCTGGTGCTACGGCCGAACGTATCCTGGGTAACCAGAAATACGTTCATCGGACGTGGCCCAGCCGTTTGGAGGAGTATTTCCCTGCTGGGGAATACATTATTCCAAACTGGAGCTTCTTCGAGGAGCTCTCCGCTGTGCGATATCTCGAACCTGGTTCGGAGATACCTGTTAGGGTTATCACCGTTCCTAAAACGCTGAAGACACCTCGTATTATTGCAATTGAGCCGGTTGCTATGCAGTATGCACAGCAGTCGATTCTTGAGCAATTTGAGAGTGGTGTTCGTGAGGATAACCTCTTACGCCACCTGGTTAATTGGGAAAGTCAATTGCCTAATCAGCAAATGGCTCTCCGGGGCTCCCTCGATGGAAGCCTCGCGACACTCGACTTGAGTGAAGCCTCTGACCGTGTTTCCAATCAGCATGTACGTCTTCTACTTAAAAACCATCCACATCTCGCGAGAGCTGTGGAGGCCTGTAGAAGCCGGAAGGCTGATGTGCCTGGCTATGGCGTTGTACGCCTCGCCAAGTTCGCGTCTATGGGTTCAGCGCTCTGCTTCCCAATTGAGTCCTTCGTGTTTATCACATTGGTCTTTATGGGTATACAGAATGCGCTTAACCGCCCACTGGTTCGGTCAGACGTAAAACGTCTGATCGGACAGGTACGCACCTACGGTGACGATATCATCGTCCCGCAGGAGTATGCACTCTCTGTCTCTCGAGTTCTAACAGATTTTGGTCTGAAGGTTAACGAGAACAAGTCTTACTGGACTGGAAAGTTCCGTGAGTCTTGTGGTAAGGACTACTATGCGGGCTACGACGTAAGTGTCGTTAGAATGCGTAGAGAATTTCCTACCAACAGAGGGCATGTTGATGAGATTGTTTCTGCTGTCTCCTTCCGTAATCAGCTGTTTACAGCTGGTTTTGATGGTGCAGTGGACTATCTTGATGAGCGGATCAAGAAATTGATCCCGTTCCCTAAGGTAGCTCCGACATCTCAGGTTCTTGGCCGGTGGTCTCACGACGGTTATTCCGTTCAGAGAATGCACCCTCAGCTGCAGGTCCCCCTGGTTAGGGGAGCTGTTGTTGAGCATACTCTTCCAATTGACAAATTAGATGGGTATGGTGCCCTGATGAAGTACTTCCTAAAGAGGGGGGATCAACCCTTCCTCGATAGCAAGCACTTACAACGTGCCGGACGTCCTAGTTCCGTTCGCATCAAGACTAGGTGGTCCAA